TTTTGGTATAGATGATCCTAGAAATTGTGCACAAAGAATCGAAGGAAAACAAACAAATAATACAGCAGAATTGAAGGCTATTATAAAGGCTGCTGAAATCCTATATCGTGAAATACTAGCCGGATTTCAAGTTAATATTTACTCTGATTCTGCATATGCTATAAGATGTTGTACAACTTATGGAGAAAAAATGGAAAAGGCATGTTGGATAAAGAAAAAACCCATTCCAAATGTAGATCTTGTAAAAAAGGCATACTATATTTTCAAAGATAAAGAAAATGTAGCATTCCATCATGTTGCTGCCCACACTGGAAAGACTGATGAACATAGTTTAGGAAATGAAGGGGCTGATAAATTAGCAAATTTAGCTATTGGACAAACAGAATGTCAATATGCAAAAAAGCCCAAGAAAATTTATCTTAAAGTGCCTTTTGAAGAAAAGGACAAAGGAAAGAAACTTGGAACAAAATGGGATCCTAAGAAGAAAAAATGGTATATTCTCTCCAGTATGGATGAAACAAAGAAGGAAATGATATTAAATCTATGGGGATAAGATATATAAGTAATGTTAGATGATTTGTTAATCGGAGGTATGGCAGGAGTGATTTCAAGAACAGCTACTGCTCCATTAGAGTTATATAAAATTCAACGTCAAAATCAATATCTTAAAGAAGCATCCATTAAGACGGTTCTTAAAAAAGAAGGGGTTCGATATTTATGGAAGGGTAATATGACAAATTGTTTACGCGTCTTTCCTCAAATAGCTACAAATTTTACCGCATTTGAAAAATCTAAAAATCATATTTTTAATGATATTGAAGATGAAAAAATTAAAAATTTTTATTCTGGAGGTGTGGCTGGAGTCTTTTCAATGGTTACTATATATCCACTTGAAACCATACGCACCCGATTATCTTTACAAATGAATAAATCTCATTATTCGAGTCCTTTTCAGGCGGCAAAACAAATAAAATTTAATGAAATGTATAAGGGATTAGGTATTAGTATACTAGGTTTTGGACCCTTTAGTGCTTTAAATTTTATGTTTTATTATCAATATAAAGATTTTTTTGATGGTTATGATTTCTCGCCAACAAGTACAAAATTATTATCCGGTGGATTTGCTGGCATGAGCGCTCTGACATTTACCTACCCCACTGATATGCTTAGAAAACATTTTCAAATGGCGGGATTTAGTAAAGATGTTCCTCGATATAATGGTATATTTGACGGATTTAGATCTGTTGTTAAAAAAGATGGTTTTTTTGGGTTATATAGAGGATTATTGCCTTCTTATGTAAGACTTTTTCCTTGTTTAGCTATACAATTTTGGTGTTTAGAGAAAGGCAAAGAAATATTTGCAAAGAAATAGATGCTTATTAATATATAAATATTTTAGATTTAGAATATATATATGTCTGGAATTTTTAATCTTGATATTAATTCTTATAATATAAATGAGTTGAAAAATATACTTAATTTACAAGATCCGTTTAGCTTAGAAGATATTGTTAATAATGAAAATATATTACGTGAAAAATTACTAACAGATAAAAGTATCTCGAAAGAAAAACGAAGAGATATTATTAAATTTCTTGATGGTGTTAAAGACAAACTTATGATTATAACAAAAAAAAGAGAATTCAAATACGGCAATGGAGAGTATCTATTGAATGAAGAACATGCTGTTATGGCAAGACCTGGAGGTAGCGTATCTAGTCATATAAATCCGGTGCCCCGTGATGAAACTACGGTTGAAGGTACTTCAAAGCATACAATTCATCGATTACTTTGCTTAGATTCTCGTTTTAGAAATAATTATTATACTACGCTAAGTACCAATTATCAAGTAACCTTACCTACTACAATTAAAAACGTAATTTCAATGGAACTTTCTGCTTTAGAATTTCCCAGTACTTATTTCCAAATAAGTAAATCACTAGGAAACAACTTTTTTTGGATTGGATGGGCTAATCCACGGGCGCAAATTACAACTGGTGGTGGTTCTGCCCCGCCAGGCCCTGGTGGAGTCCCCGTTCCGGAATTACTTTGGTATTATATAAGTATTCCAGATGGAAATTACAAAAGATTAGAGATTCAAGATGCAGTTAATGAACAAATTCAAATAGCTATACAAAATAATTTTACTGGCGGCGGCGGCGGCAGTGACGCCAGACCTATTTGCATTATTGATGAACATACTACGAAAACCGTGTTTACTATTGCAAATGGTACAGGTACAGGTGCTGCCACAATAGACTCTTCGGGAAACGGTACTGGCGGTGTTGCCAATTCCAACCCATGGACACCATTATTATATGTTTATTTTAATCGATCATCTGGAGCAAATAACGGAGCAGCAACTCCTTCTACTTCTACAGAAGGTTATACAAACGTAGGTAATGGTATAGCAGAGCCACCTTCTGTAGATTTAGCTGGGACAAACGGTATAGTTTCAAATTTAGGATGGATTTTAGGATTTCGTTTGGGTGAATATAACGGGTCTCAATCTTATGTATCGGAAGGTTGTTATGATGCATGGGGTACCAAATACATTTATATTGTTGTAAATGATTTCAACAAAAATGTTAATAATTTTGTTGTTACAGCTTATAATGAATCGATTGGAAAATCCAATGTTCTAGCCAGAATTTCTACTGATTCGGCTACTTCATCTGATTTTAACAATGGCTTGTCTTTAACAAATGATACTGTTACACAAAATAATGCAATTAAGAAAAGATTTTATTTCGGACCGGTTGATATTTCAAGGTTACAGTTGCAAATTTTAGATGAATTTGGACGTGTATTAGACTTAAATAATATGGATTACTCCATGGCATTGAATCTCGTTTGTTTATATGATTAATTAAATATAATTATAAATTATATGAACTGTTTTAATAATAATAGACCCAAATTAAGTTCTAGTGAAAGAACACGAAATAAAAAAGCACAGACTATTTTTAAAGCAAATGTAACCGATTACCAAAAAAGATCAAAATCTTTGAAAGGAGGGCCATGCAATTTACAAAACTGTAATAATTTTAATGGTAAAGTTGGTTTTTACAGAGATGGTAACTTGAGAAATGTTAGAAGTTATGATAAATTTTTGAGTTTGAATAGAGGTAGTGCATTATGTGTAGATGGTGCTTATAAAGGTTGCGGTCCTTTGATAGATGCAAGTGAAAATTTTGTAATTCAAAGAGGATTAGATTCATGTAATCGAAAAGGTGTTACAAATACTAAAGTTAAGATAGTTACTGGAATGGATAGTGTTTATAATAGATTATCTGGATTATCGTTTATATCATCCTTATCAAATGGTTTTAAAGGTTTCATAACAAGCAAAATCTGGCGTCCTCCTTTTATTGACGCCGACAATGTAGGAATTAATCAATCACGGTATCCAACATTTGATTCGTCAAAATGTGTCATTGTAACAGATCCATCAAATAACTTATTTGGATCAAATTTCTGCCCTACTGATATGGATAATATAAGTCAGGGACCAAATAAATATTTAGCTTATACCTCTGCTACTAAATATGTAAGAATAGAGGGACCATTATGGAAATCTTCAGCTGGCGGTGACCCAATTCCTTGTGATGACAATACTGTTAGTGTGGGAGATCTTGTAATTTCAGGGCTATTTTCTGCTGCGAATATAGATAATTCATACGCTGGGAGTGTACCATCCTCAAATCCCCTAAACCTAACGAAAAATGATGTATTAGTTGCTTCTCCTAGTTTTCAATATTTTAATGGTGTCGGAATTGTAATGAAGAAATGTTGTGGAACAGGACCAAACGGTGAGCCAAATTGGTGGACATTTTTTGTTAAAATTTTATATGGTATAATCCCTCCTCCACAACTTTTACCTGTTCTAACTACCTACGCTAATACTACCAATAATGCTCTCAAAAGATTATCTTTTGCAAACAATACTCAAGGTGTCGGTGGATTACAAGTTAAACTAGGAGGACAGTTTAAGCCTTCTTCCCCGTCCCTACCTTTACCATCTAGTGGCAGCGTCAATGACGTTCCGTTTCCGTGGGCGGCGTGGCAAAAATCATATGGAAATCATCCATATGGAGGCGGTATAGGGTTTTTTAAACAAAGAGAAGCAGTAAACATTTTTCAACCTACAAATATTGGTATACAGGCTACAATGGGTTGGGCAAATACAGGTGGATCGCCGTGGGGAGGTGCTTTTCCAATCACTGGTAGTGATATTTCTGGTAATTTTACTAAGAAACCATTGCTAATCACAGAAGGAGCTGGTCTACCATGTAAACGCAATTTGATGTTTGGAAATAACACGGAACAAAACTATTTAGTTAGTTACGATCCTACAAATAAGAACGTTCGGTTTAATATTAATCCAAAACTATATACGGACTTTAATCTTTAATTATATAAATGGGAGGAGGCATTTTACCTGTTGCGTTTAGAAATAATCATCCATATTTTTTATTTTCACGAGAAGCCCTAATTGCAAGAAAAGACGCCGGTAAATGGAGCGATTTCGGAGGATCTAAAGAAAAGAACGAATCACATCGTGAAACTGCACTTCGCGAAGGTTGGGAAGAAAGCAATGGGATTTTAGGGACAAAATCCAATATAAGAAATTTAATGAAAAATAATCTTTGTGCTGTAATTAAAGGAAATGGATATCATACTTTTATCGTAGAGGTGAAATATGATAAAAATATAGAAGAAGTCTTCAAAAATGATTTCAAAGAAATGTATAAAAATGATCCAAATAAAGTAAAGAGTCATAATGGGTTATATGAAAAAGACAGAGTCAAATGGATTCCATTGAGAGATTTAAAAAAGAAACATAAAACTTTTAGACGATTCTATAATCATATTGTTAACAAAATAATTAGTGAATTCAGTTATTAAGAATAATATATAAATTTAAACTAAAAGCTACACATAACCATAGCATATATGGTATCAACAGATATGCTGCTGTTTTACTTATAGGTAAAAATTGCTTATAAGTATAAAACGTAACAATCATAATAAGTATCATATCAAGAAAGGCTAATTTGGGCATTTGCCATTTAAAAAATATTGTAGTCCATATTAAATTAAACGCAAGCTGTATAATAAAAAAAGTAATAGGTGAACAATACGGATAACATTTTTTATTTGACCACACAATACCTACTGAAATTACCATTAATGTATAAAGTATAGGCCATACAATACCAAATGTAAAATTAGGAGGAGACCATGGGGCTTTCTTAAGAGTTTTATACCATTGATTCATTTAATCTATCAATATATTTAATTCTAACAAATGTATATATGGTAAACGTACCAGCTAGATATGTCCCAAAAGGATTAAGTAAAAAAGATAGAAAAATTCAAAAACGCGAACTCAAAAAGTCGCGTAAAATGTATAAGGGTAAGAAATATTACACAAGAAAAAAGGTAAAAAGTTTTAAATCAAAAGTATCTCCTCATATTCTTAAAGCCAGAAAAATGTACAAAATAGAAAAGATAACGCCGAGTCGAAAACTAGCCAAGGCATCAAAATGTAGTTTGAAGGGGTTGAAACGCATGTTTAAAAAAGGGCAAGGGGCGTACTTTTCTAGCGGATCTAGGCCAAATCAAACGGGTCATTCATGGGGATATGCCCGAATGGCTAGCGCAATAACAGGAGGTAAAGCATCTGCTGTAGATTTTCATATTATTGAGAAAGAGTGTAAAAAAAGTAGTAGAGCTTTTAAATTAGCAAAAAAAGCCAGAAAAACATATAAAAAAGGAAGAAGAAGGGTAAAACAAACAAAAATCGGAGGTAGAAGAAAAAGTAAAATGAAGGAACGCATCTTAAAATTTAAAAGAGGGCCTTTTCCTAAAAAATATACCGCGATTGTTCAAAACAAAAAAACCAAAAAAACCAGAGTTATTCATTTTGGAGACAGACGTTATCAACAATATAAAGATCGAACGCCATTAAAACTTTACGCCAAAAAAAATCATGGTACTAGAAAAAGGATGCAAAACTACTTCAGTAGACATTCTGGAACCAAATATAGAGGCAAAGCTATAAAAAAAGAACTAAAAAAAAGTCACGGATATTATAATCCTAAAATACTTAGCCATATTTATCTATGGTAAATATATAAAATGGATTGTATCATATGTCTTAATCCTATAACAAATAAATGCACACTGGATTGTAATCATTCATTCTGTTTTACGTGTATTGATAAATGGCAAAATACGCGAAATCTTACATATGGTGGCGGATGTAAGAATAATTGTCCAATATGTAGAAGAAAATCAACTATAAATAAATCAAATATACGTATAACTAGATCAATGTCATTACAAAAAAGAAATGATGACATACAAAAAAAATTAATAGATCTTTGTGAAATAGCTTTATCGAATGAAAATAATAAAGAAGCAATAACTAAAATATTACAACTTATTTATGAAAATCCTTGGTATATCAAGCATCATGAACATTCTGAAAATTGTAATTGTGGGGTTGCCGAACAAATAAAACTTAAATTAGACCAATACGAAGCTTGTGGATGGAAAGAAGCGTCTATTTGGAAATTAAAATTGAGAAATATCTTATAATCGTTGATATTCTATAATTTTGATTATGATTATAGAATATATGTCAATATCTACCATCGATCTAGCAACACATAAACAGGTATTTAATGTAAATATCAACAATAAAAAGACATTTGGAGAGGTGACAACTGATTTTTCTCTAATTAACAAAATTTTAGATTTACTACCTCAGTATTTATTTGAAAATCCCTCATTAAAATGGCTGGATCCTTGTGCAGGAAAAGGCTATTTTTCAATGGTTTTATATAAACGTCTTTTTAAATCTCTCCAA